AAATTCTGGGAGTACTATAATATCAAAATTTACTCCAATATTAATAATAAATCCATCTTTAATATTAACAGCATCATTAACCATTCTATATTGAGATAAGTATGTAGTTAAATTTTGTTTTAAAGCAGTAGATGCTATGTTTAATTGGTTACTTGCGTTATATGACAACACATACAAGTCTAATACGGAATTAGATTCGCCTGCGGACATTGATTGTGCTTTAGTTGGTTCAATATATGCTTTAGCAATAACTCCAAATTTAGCAGGCATTGATAATGATCTTACTAAATAATCATCTTGAGTTACGTTACGTAATTGTGTTGCAAAATTTGCTGATGTATTTTGTCTAAGTTCTTCTATTGAATCTCCATCTCCTCCACCATCAGCGGCTATTAAATTAGTAACAGCTAATGAAGCAAATATAGTATTTGCGGTTGTAGCATTTAAATTTGAATTTAAAAATTGAATATCTGCTACTAAATTTGTTAAATCATTTGAGGGTACATTTGCTTCAACTCCACCACCTGTCAAATATCTAACTGTTAAATTAGTTTGAGAAGGTGCAATACCATAAGTTTTAGTAAATATAAAATTTGAAGGAGAATAAGCTGTTGTTAATTTATATTTTTCAAATGGTAATCCTAAACCTACGTTATCTGAGTTAGGAATTAGTTCTTCATCTGTATCTGTTGCTGTTCCAGCACCAAATTGTATTTGTAATGAACCTGAGTCTAAAAAACGAGTAATAAATCTTCTTTGAACTTGTTTAAGTTTTAAAAGATAAGGTGTATCTCCAGAATATTGAGATAAATTAGGATCATTTGGATTAGTATTTTTTATAGAATCATAAACAGCATCTTGTGCCAAATAATCTACTTCATACCATTCATTAGTATCAGTATCAAAAACGTCTAATATACCAATAATTTTTTCAGCATTAATTTCAACAGTTGAAAATTGTTGAGGAGCACCAAATGAAAATGTAGTTGTATTAATGTTTGACGATATTGAATTTCTTGTCTTTTTTAATAAGAATGAAGTTGGATTACCTCCTGATGTAGCAAAAATTGATATTTCTGTTGGATCGCCTGAACTTGATACTGAAAAATCAATTGGGTCTTCTATTAAAAATGAAATATTAGGATTAGTAACTGATTTTACTTGAGCATTTTGATTAATAAATAAAGAATAATCAAAATCAGGTACATAAGTTGAACCTGAAAGTTTAGCTGGTACTTGTTGGTAAAAAGTAATAGGAGCAGAAGCAACTTGAGTTACGTTTGGTTTATAACCAAACATATAAGCTAATTCATATAAATTATTTGTTTGGCGAGCATATTGTATATATGTTTCTTGGATTTGATTATCAAGATAAAATGATAAAACATCACCTACATAGGCAGCCATTTCCATAAACATCATTCCTGGTGATGCTGGTGTAAAATCATTATAAGTTGTAGGAAAATAAGTTTTAGCATAGTCTACTAAACTAGCTCTTAATTCACTAAAGTCTCTATTAATGTATTGTATATTTTTTCTATTAGTTGCCATTATGTAAATGCTATTTCTACAGTATCGCTTAAACCTGTATCTTTTATATTATATTTTAATATTACGTTTATTTGGTTAATATCTGGGAATGAATCTATATTTAAACTTCCTATAATAACACTTGGGAAATATAAATTTAATTGATATTGAATATCTTCTTTTAAGGAATCAATATTACCTGTATTAATTTGTTGAAAAATAAATGCTCTTAAATTACCACCAAATGTTGGGTTTAAATATATTTCGTTTTTATTTGTTAAGAAAAAATTAATTAAATTGTTTTTAATAGCTTCTTTTGTAGTATAAGTTGTTTTAAATACCCCAGGAGCATTAAAAGGAATAGCCACACCAACACCAGTACCTGGTCTTGTATCTATAGGGTATATTTTCTTTGCTCCGAATGCCATTATTTATTCATTAATCCCATTATCATATCTAATCCTACTTCTCCAGCAGGTAAAGCTCCATTAACATTATCTACAGGTCCTGTAGGATTAAAATCACCAGCATATGCTGTTACTGCTGGTTTGTTATTTTGCATATCTTCTAATAAACCACCAAACATTGCTCGTCTTTCAGCAGCGTTTAATTGTTTTGGTTGTTCAAGGTGTGGTTGTGCATAAGTATCTCTTATAGCTTCATTCACAACTGTTTTTGGAGCACGAACTGCTTCCAACAGGATATCTTTTAATTCCTCTTGGATAGCTTCTTTCATGGCTTCCTTAATTAGTTTTTTAAATTCTGTTGTCTTCATTATTTATAAATATTAAAATTAGTAAGCTTTTAAATTATCTCTATCAATTATTAGTTTTAATTCATTAATTAAAGTTTGATCATCTGTTGTAAACGATAATTCGGTTTGAATTAACGTAATACCTGATTGGTTTTTACCAAGTGCACGTCTGCGATTTACAGTAGGTGTATAAGGAACTGTTTCTATTTCAATAATAAAACCTTGATATGTTATTTCGTTTTGTGTTAAAGTTGATTGAGCTTGTGCATCTGCTACATCTTTAACTTCTTTAGATATAGGAATAAGTGAATTCATATTATTAGGATCACATTTTTCTAAAAAGAAATCAATTGATTTTAATAATGTTACTGCTGTTAATATAAAAGCACCAACAATTGATGCTACTAAAGCAGCACCTCCAATAATTGATGTTAATTTTTGTAATCTAGAATTACCTTTTTCATCAACAAGAGCAGTTTGTTTAGCAGCGCTTAAAGTATTTAAAAGAAGAGGTAAACCTGCCGCTAAAGGTGGGAAGGTTACTGCTGCTATTTTTGCTGAAATTTTTGCTAAATCTATTGCATTTAAAACACCTTGCAAAATATTTAAAAAGGTAGCAACGCCCGTTAAAGATATTGTAATAACATTTAATGTTTTACCTATTTTATTTAATTGACTTACTATTAAATCTCTTTGTTGTCTAATTTTAGCTAATGTAGCCGCATCTGGACAAGAATCAGTATTAATATATTTTTGTATATAGGTAGCTATTAAATTAGTTAAAGCAGGAATTACAATTTTTTGAACTTGAGTACCTATTACTAATAATAATAAAGGTAATTTAGCTATACCCATTGCTTTTAAATCAGTAGGAGTAGCATTTTCAATTTGAGTAGCATCTATATTATTAGCATCTTGTTGATCCAAAAATAGTTGATCATCAGCTGCTTTTTGTAATCTTTCTTGTTCTTGATCTTCTGGAGTTATAGTAGCCATTATACAGTATAATTAGAATTAGATTTTAATTTTTCAAGATTACCTTGAATTACTTTTAACTGAGAAGATAATTGACTTGCCGCTAAATTTAAAGGAACTATTGGTGTTCCTGGAGCTGTTGAAACTACAGTAGCGCAAATTTGTAAGAATGCACTTAAATTAGTAATTAAATTATTTAATGTAGAAATTGTTTTATTACCTAATAATAAAGGTTCAGTTGCATTTTTAGAACCTAAATATACCTTTCCAGATTGTAAGGTAACTATTGGAGCATCAATATTAACACTTTCTTGGGCATTTAAATTAATTGATTTTTTAGAACTAAATAAAATATGATCTAAAGTTGAATTAAATACTAAACGACCTGAATTAATAATGATTTGTTTTCCTGCGTATTGGTTAGGTGTTTGAGGTGGGTTATTTTTATAACTTAAGTAAGAAGTACTTGATGCTTGTAATGGGATTTGTTGGGTACTTGTAAAATATATTGAAGAATCATCATTGTTAATATTTTCTACTACAGGTACCCAACCTTCTTCTGTTTGAGTTCCTTGTCCATTTCTAATAATAGTAATAGGATCTCCATTTGAACCAGTTGTAGACCAATTATTAGGTGTATTCTTAACAGTTGAGCCAACTCTAATACTATTACCCCATCTACCTTCATAAAGTATATCACCTTCAAAAGGTAATAAGGGATGAATATTAGAACGTTCAATAAATGTATTACCTAAAAATATTTCGGTAGATTGATCTGTTACTCTTCTAACATTACCCCCTGTTGTTTGAATATAATCTTTTTGTTGAGTTGGTGGTAAAGCGTTAGGAGATGTTGGAAAAGCATTATGGTGGGGATGATTCCAAAGTGAAACTATATTAATATAATATTCAACTGTGTTTGAAGATATAGCTTCAATTTCAGTATTTGGGAGTCCAATTAAATAAACAATTTCATTTATAAGAGGTAAATTTTTAAAATTACCTGTTAAAGGTCTTGCTGTAGGTAATGATGGAGATGGTAAAGGATTATTAACCTCTTCATATTCAATAATTCCTAAACCATTCCATTCACCTAATTCTTTAAATCTTGGATGGAATTCATCTAAAACAATACTTAATACCCTAACTGCTCTAATTAAATTAGCTTGAGAAATAGCATTTGCAACGTTAAATCCATTATTAGCGTTGGCATTAAGTTGTTGATTTAGTGCTGCAAATCCATATTGACCCATTATTTATCCCCTTTCAATTCACTCATAGCAGATAATAATTGCTCTTTTTCTTCATCAGAAATAGTAAGAGAACCATCAGCTGAAACTGTTGCCATAGCACGTTGAGCTAAAGCAGCCATTTTAATTAAAATATCATCATTTTTAACGCCAATTTCCATATATTCCTTAATTAAAGGAACAACAAGAGTAGCATCTCCAATATCAGAAATTAAAGGTTTTAATTCGGAAATTAAAGCAGTAACCTGTTGGTCTTTTTTCTTTTGGTTATTATAAATTTCCTCCAAAACATCGGAGAATTTTTTCTTACCAAATATAATATTTTCAAATTGTGACATAATATACAATATTAGTTTATTATAAATATTAAAACTAAAAATTTGTATATCCGTGTTCTAAATAGAAGAAATAGTGTTTTTTAAAAATGTCGTAAAGCTGGTTAGCTATTTTAGTAATTTTGGGTGTTTTGACATCTATAATTTCACGGATATAAATGTAAAGAGCTTTTTTATTAAATATATCTAAATTTTCTCTTTTGCGAAATAATTCTAAAATCGCATCCGCAATTTGAGCGTCATATTCCTTAGGAAAAATTTTATAAATATTCTGTGTGCAATGATCAATGTATAAATCTATAAACTTCGATAGACGGTCATCATACGTAGAATCTTCAAGTGTATATGAATGTTTTTCATCTTCCTCTATTGATTCTAAACCGGTAGTATCAATACGTTTTTTATAATTTTTCTGGTTAGATAATATTAAATAACGTTTAGCAATAGTTCCAAAATATGAAAATGCTTTAGCCCCACGTTCTGGATTGAATAAATGGATTTTAGATAATAAAAATGTTATTACTTCATGTTGTAAATCTTCAATATTATCTACCTCAGTATAATAAAATTTAAAAGTATGAATAATGTTCTCGGTAAGTTTAAAAAAGCCATAATGAATTTTATCATTATAAATTCTACTCCTTAATTCTGGGTCTAGAGTATTATTATATAGTACAATAGCATCCTCAGTTGCTTGAGTAAAGTATTGTATCCCTTTTTTTTTCCTTTTAACTACTACCTCTTCCATTATTTAATATTTTTAATAATGAAGGCATTTAAGATTGTTTGAATACTTTGGATTTGAGTGAAAAAGAACCCTACTTCATCATCAGATTTAAAACTACCTTTTGCATCTACTTCCACCATCTTCTTTTCTGATTCTTCAATGACTTCTGAAATTTTATTTAAATAAGCCATATAGCCTGATAAAATGTCCTCCTGTTTTTCGTTCTTACGTAGGAGATTAAAGGTCGTGAACCCAAAGGTCACGACCAATATAGAAAGAATAATAATTGTTAATATCATAAATTGTCTAATAAGTTTTTTAATCCTTCACTTTTTACGCTACCTAAGGCTTTTTGTTTAGCAGCAGCGGGTGTTGGATATTTTTTATTTGCCTCCAATGTAAATTTCTTCTTTGACTCATCCACGTTATTTCCTGAGAGTTTTGGAAGCCATTCTCTTTCAAATTCAATTCTCGCAGCCATTAAGTCGGCTTGATGAACAATAAAAGGAAGAGATGTACGTGGTTTTTGTTCTGGCATATAAGTCATTAAATATTTCTTATTACCTTCATCATATAAACCATCATGAGTCTGAATGGTAATCATTTCATTAAATGAATAGGGGATACCATGAGATTGGAGTAAAAATAAACCACGATCAGGAACCGAAGCAAATGGAACCTTAGTATTAAACATATAGTCTTCACCAAGTTTATTACGTCTCCATTCATCTGTTTGTGGAATATAAGAATCATTTTCTTCATCCCCCATTTTACCCAGATCATGATTTAATGCCGAAAATACTAATTCTTCTTTAGTATAAGTAGTTAAATCTGCTCCCATTTTACCCCATAAACTATGAAGATGTAAAGCACCCGTAATTACACGATTTACGTGATCTATATACCCTCCCGGAAAAGCATTATGATATTCTTTTTTATGAGCAGCAGGCATCAAAACAAGCCTGTCTTCATATTTTTTATAAAATTCAATTAATTTTTCTTTCCTTGGTGATTGAATATGATCTTCGATATATCCAATAAATTCTACCCAATTAGATTGGATTTGTTCCGCTGTTAATTGCATAACTATTAGTATTGATTAATTTCTCCGGGACCTAAGGGTTCCTGTTGAACAAACGCTTTTGTTTCTTGAATTAATTCTCTAGTTTCTTGAAGAATCTCCTCAAATTGTTCTCTTGTACCTTGACGATTTAGGGTAAAATGTAATTTTTCAATATTACCCTCGGCTCGCTCCAACCGTCTCATCATTATTTCTCTATTTTTCATATTTTTTCTTATTTCTCTTATTCTAATCTTTTTTTCTCCCAACTCCCGTATTCATAATATAATAAGAAGAGATGGTAATGCCAAGCTTAAATTAAGATACTTTCAAGAAAAGTTTGAAT